GCCTTCGAAGGCACGGTTAAACGCTATTTTTTGGTAATAACTATAAATACTGATATGCAAACTAGGTGGTAAACCTCATAATTTTACATAAAGGAATAATAAAATGGCATTAACATCTCCGGGCGTAGAAGTACAAATAATTGATCAAAGTCAGTATTTACCAGCCGCCCCTGGTACAGTACCTTTCGTTTTAGTAGCAACCGCAGAAAACAAGGCTGATCCTACTGGTACTGGTATCGCATCAGGAACGACCGCAGCAAATGCTGGTAAACTTTATCAAGTTACTAGTCAGCGTGATTTGGTTACCTTATTTGGAAATCCATTCTTTTACACTACTAGTAATGGTACTCCGTTACAAGGATATGAATTAAACGAATATGGCTTATTGGCAGCATATTCCGTGCTAGGTGTTACAAATCGTTGTTACGTATTAAGAGCAGATATCGACTTAGCCAGTCTAGTAGGAACAACTAGTAGACCAACCGGAAATGTAAATAACGGTACATATTGGTTAGATACGACTACTACCACTTGGGGCATATATGAATTCGATGCAATTACCGGTAGTTTTGGAATCCAAGCTCCTATTGTAATTACTGATAATGCATATATGGTGAGTGGAGCTCCTGTTGATTCCGTAGGACAAATAGGTGATTATGCAGTATATGCGTTAAATCAAGGAACCTTGCCATATGAGACTGCTAGTCAGTTTTTCTACAAAACTACTACAAACACTTGGGCTCGCGTAGGAACATCAGAATGGCGATCAGATATACCCACAATACAAGGCACACAAAGTGCATCAACATTAAATCCAGGTGATAGTTTTTCTATCAATTTAGATGGCGATTTTACCTTCGGAGTAACTGTTCCAATAGCACCAAATAATACCCCTACAGGCATAGTAAACTTAATAAATAGTTATGGATATACATATTTGTCAGCAGCCATTAGAAATAATAAAGTATGTATATTCTGTGACATACCTGAGTCATCTGCTGGACCGGCAAGATACATTTCAATTGCAAGTATAGCAGGGGATATTTTAGACGATATAGGAATAGCCGCCGGAATATATTATCAACCTACAGTATTTTGGGGTACAAATGCACAACAACCTTTATGGCAGGCTGGCCAATCTACGCCTAGACCGACTGGCTCTGTGTGGTTTAAAGTGGGGGGTTCGGGATTAAATCCTGTATTGCAAGAATGGAGCAATGTGACCGAAAGTTGGATAACAAAAAATGTTACATTATCAACAAGTGACTCTGATGCCATATATCAATTAGATCCTACCGGCGGGCAAGCGGTACCTGCAGGAACAGTATACGCTCAATATAATTTCAATAACCTGGCTACATCTCAAATATCACCGGTATATTTTTGGGAAAGAGTTACCACTGGACCAATGATAGTAACTGGAACTAATACTAATCCTGATTTTAGTTCATTGAGTCCATTAGGTACCGGTCCTTATCTCTTATATGTTAGGTCTTCAGTACCAAATCAATCAACTATTCCTTCGGATGTATACACAGTGACTATTAATGAAGGTGATAATGCCGAAGATTTTGTGATAGCTTGGTCTGCTGCAGGAATACCTAATACTACTGCTGAGGTTACAACATCCGGTGCAATTCAATTAACACACACTACAGGTGGAGTTATTCTATTAGATGACCATATATATACTGGATCAAATAGTGATTTATATTCTTCTAACGGTGTATTAAATGAAGCCGGATTTACTACTGCAACGGATGGAATAAAATATAATAACGGCATAAGCGTCCAGTTTAATAATGTACCGCAATATTCTAGTATATTTGGATCAGGAACAGGATTAGAATTAATCGTAACAGTTTCCGGAGCTGGAATTTATACACTTAATACTAACTCATTTTCTAATGCCGGCACAGGGTATACATTAGGAGAAATTTGTACATTCCGAGGCAGTGAACTTGGTGGTGTGGATGTAGTTAATGATTTAGAAGTTGAAGTAACTGAAGTAGGTGTAGGCGGAGCAGTGGTCGCTATAACATATGTATCCGGACAACCTCCTGTTAGAAACAATCTTTTAGCAAGCAATTGGAGATATTTTGATTATACTGCTAATGAAGGCGCACCGGTGGCCAATCCTGAAAATAATCGTAATTGGTTCTATTCAGTAGTAGATGAAGTTGACATAATGGTAAATTATAATGGAAACTGGAAAGGCTACAAGAATCAAAACTATGACCTAAATGGATTTCCGACACCAACCGGAACCAACTCAACAGATCCTAATGGGCCTATTGTAAGTGCAAGCGAACCTACAACTCAGAGCGATGGCACTTCTTTAGTATGGGGTGATCTATGGATTGACACTAGTAATCTAGAAAACTATCCAGTTATATATCGTTGGCAATCAGTTAATGGAACCAATCAATGGGTGTTGATTGACAATAGTGATCAACTAAATCCTAATGGAATAGTATTCTCTGACGCACGCTGGGCGACTAATGGAGTTACTTCTGTAACTGATGACCCTTTCCCTACAATCACTAGTTTACTTACTAGTAACTACTTAGATTTGGATGCACCTGAATCAGCATTATATCCAGTAGGAATGTTATTATTTAATACACGCCGTTCAGGATATAACGTAAAACAATTCAAAGAGAATTACTTTAGTAACGCTAATTTCCCTGGCGGATCTTTACCAACTGAACGTGATGCTTGGGTAAGTGTAAGCGGATTAATGAGCAATGGTGCACCTTATATGGGTAGAAAGGCGCAACGTGCTATGGTAGTCGAAGCATTGAGATCAGTTATAGATACAAACACTGATGTTAGAGATGAAGATAATTTCTTTAACTTAATGGCAGCACCTAATTATCCAGAATTACAACCCAATATGATTGTATTAAATGCAGATCGCGGTGAAACAGGATATATTTTAGGTGATACTCCACTTGGTCTAGCAGATAGTGCAACTGATATACAAAATTGGGCTACTAATGCAGCCGGCGCAACAGGTACAGGTGAGGAGGGATTAGTAACTAGAAACACATATATGGGTCTATTCTATCCAAGTGGTATCACAAGTGATCTAAGTGGTAATTTAGTTGCTGTGCCTGCAAGTCATATGATGCTAAGAACATTCGTAAGAAATGACACTGTTGCTTATCCTTGGTTAGCAGCAGCTGGAACCAGACGTGGTATCATCGATAATGCAGCAAATATCGGTTATGTAAATAGACAAACCGGTGAGTTTCAAGTAATTAAAACTAGATTAGGTGTTCGTGACGTTCTTTACACTAACTTTATTAATCCTTTAGTATTCTTTACAGGACAAGGATTGTTAAACTATGGTAATAAGACAAGTTTTAACTCACAAAGTGCTCTAGATAGAACTAATGTTGCACGTTTAATTGCATACATGCGTAGACAGTTAACATTGGCAGGAAGACCATATGTGTTCGAACCTAATGACGGATTCACCAGAGGTCAGATTGCCAATACAATTGAATCTTTATGTTTAGATTTAGTTGCAAAACGTGGTATATATGATTATCTCGTGGTTTGTGACGAAAGTAACAACACACCTGCTAGAATAGACAGAAATGAGTTATGGGTAGATGTTGCTATAGAACCTGTTAAAGCAGTAGAATTTATTTACATTCCAGTTCGTATACTAAACACAGGTGAATTATCAGCGTAAATTAATAATGCGCCCAAAAGGCGCATTATTAAAAGATAAATATTAATATCAGGAGAAATACAAAATGGCAACAGCCTCTCAATCATTAAATAACTTTTCAGTAGCGGCAGATGCTACACCGCAGAATGGTACCCTACTGATGCCAAAATTACAATATAGATTTAGAGTTCTATTTTTGAATTTTGGATTGGATCCTAATCCACAAGAAATGACTAGACAAGTAGTTGACGTTAGTCGCCCTAACGTTCAATTTCAAAAAATAACTTTACCTGTTTATAACTCTACATTATACATGGCAGGTAAAGCAACATGGCAAACCCTATCAGTTAACATCAGAGATGATGCATCCGGCATTGTTTCTAGATTGATTGGTCAACAACTTCAAAAGCAAATGGACTTTGTTGAACAAGCATCTGCTGCATCTGCAAGTGATTACAAGTTTTCAATGGAAATTGACATGTTAGACGGTGGCAACGGTAACACAGGACCTGTAGTATTAGAAAAATGGGAATTGTATGGTTGTTACATAGAACAAGTTAATTACAATAACGTTAACTATGGAACATCAGAAGATGTGAAAATTGCACTAACAATTCAATATGATAATGCTGTTCAAAGTGCGCCGGACGGATTAA